ATATGCAAAGCTGTTTCTATTTCAAATAAACTTTCTAATTTTTCTTGTTGTTTTTTTGTAATATTAGGTTGCCACAATACTGTCACATTTTCTATGTGATTAGGTAAGTGTGCAGGAAGTTCTTGTTCATACCAAGTTTTTACTACACCTTTAGGAGCTACAATTAAGGCACCATCAACTTTACCTTTATCATAAAGCATAGCTAAGTTATCTATTAATACTTTTGTTTTACCTGTACCCATCTCCATAAAGTATGCATACGTTTCTTTATTCCATGACTTTTCTAAAGCAGTCAATTGATGCTTAAACGGTTTTGTTTTAAATTTATAATTCATCTTTCTATTGACATCTATATAATACATGTTATATAGTTTGTCAATAATGTCAGAAAGAAAAGTTTATGTAATACAAGAAATTGCTGGTACGAAATCAGGCAATCCTAAAATTAATATTATGGGAGCGTCTAATTATTCTTCGTCAGGTAAATTTAATTTTTTACTACCAGAATTTTCTCAAATGATTTTTTCTCCTGGTCCACTTATTTATAAGTTAAGACAAGGTTTAAAAAAATATACATCTGAAGATTATTTACTACTTACAGGTGATCCTGCAATAATTGGTGTTGCATGTTCTATTGTATCTGATATTACAGGCGGTAAGTTTAAACTGCTGAAGTGGGATAAACAAGAAAGAAAATATTATCCTATTGAAATTAACTTATATGAGAAAGGCGAAATAGATGAGCGTTAAAAATGTAATAAAGTTTCCAGACTTTGAAGCAGATCAACAAGATGTAATGAAAAAAACAGTTGGAGTACAATCTCTTGCAGATCAAGTTGAAAGATTGGAAGGTGTTGTATCTAATATAGATGCGACCGAAGAAAAAATAAAAGAATTAAAAAAGAAACGAGACCATATATCGGGTGAAGTTATACCTACTATGATGGCAGAGATGGGACTTGCAGAACTTAAACTGCATGATGGATCACATCTAAAAGTTTCTACGTCGTACAAAGCACACATAAGTGAGGTTAATAAAGAATCGGCGTATAACTGGCTTCGTAATAATGGACTAGGGGATATAATCAAAAATGAGATATCCGTATCTTTTGGTCGTAACGAAGATAACAAGGCGGCTGATTATGCCGAACTTGCGAA